GAGAGGCTCAAGTCGCTTGATGCCTGTGAGCTTCTTGGGCTGGTCGGCGGAATCTTGTGCCAGCTGACAAGTAAACACCGGTATGCGATATTCAGTCTTGCCCAGGATCTTGTTGAGAGTTTTTTCACTTATGCCGCAGCGTAGATCCTTGATCAACACTCGACGGCAAATCATGTTCCACTCGTCGCTGTCAAATTCTTGGCTAAGGTCTTCGATGCTTTGGCGAGCGTTGCCACCTGTTACTGATCTAGTGCGTAGACTTTCCAGCAGTGCCCAGAATCGGGGCCAGTCATTGGCAGCATTGACAATGCCTTGAGTCTCAGGCACCTGCTTGATATGAAACGTATAGTAAGGATTGTAAGCTTGATAACAGTTATATAGAAAACACTGTGCTGCTGCACTGCCCAACTTGGAGGCCATGAGAGCCTTTTCAATCACCGACTCTTTGTGCAGGCGACTGTCCGAACTTTCCAAATCACGGATCCAATCTGCTGCCAATTTGAGTCCTTGATACCTTGCATTTCTGAAATCTATTGTTTCCATGATATTTACGAATTCGCTGTTGGGTTGATAGCAGTATACAATTTATTGGATCTGATTCAACACCTGTTGGGCCATGACACGGTGACCATCAGCGTCGGGATGGAAACCGTCGCTGTCAAGATAGCCATACTCTCGACAAAAGCCCCACATGTCTGGTCGTCCGGGAAATCGTATCTGATTGTGTTGATAAGGTGCTAATACCGGTGCCAGGGCTGTGTCTTTTTTAAAGTCTTTCATCAACAGGTATCTGAACTGATAACCCTGGCTGGTAAGATCTTCAAATAGATGTTTGATGAATATAGAACTAACCAGTTGAATGGTGTCTATGTCCATGGACTTTACATGTTTAAGAACATCCATACTGTCACGTGAAAAGTAGGTCCAAGGCACAAGATCAGATTCCCAAGGTATCCATTTGCTTTGATTGCCTTGATACCAATCGCACACAGCATCCAGTCGCACTGTTTCTGTGATGTTGAGCAACACCATGGTATCTTGTGGATCATAGGCATTGTTTTGCAGCACATGACTGATGGCCTGCCGTGTGACCATGTTGCCATGCGAACCGGCTGCAACATTTACAAGACTAGTGACTTCAAGATCACGAGCCACGTGACCCACCCAGGTGCGAGGTTCGGCGCCATGCAGAAAACTGCAGGCGCCTGGATGATCTGCACGAGGTGGCATGCCACCTATGCCATCTGCTGTGAAACTGCAACCACCTGCCACAATGTGCTTGATCTTCATACCGTCACCAGCTGCTGTTGTAAAATACCTTGAGGCCCATGAACAAGTCAGCCTTGGCCAAGCGAATGAACTCTAGGTCCTGCGCACGATAATATTCGTCACTTTCCTCACCAAAGAAAAATCCACGTGTGGAGGGCAATGCATTGTTGAGAATATCTTTTTCCAGCTGATCCAAATCTTCCCAGGTCAGCTCTAGTTCAACTCCATTGAAGGTGTCGTACTTGACACCTTTGCGTTCGGCCAACTTCTCCATCCAGCCCTGCAGGTTAGGATGCTTACGCCAGTACATGATTTCACGAGGCTTGCTGATGGTACTGGTTTCTTTGTCAAAATCATAGTTGTCCCAGTATTCTCTATTCTGACCAGCCTTGGCGGCCACGTATGCGTATTGATCCAATCCCATGTCAGTCTCCTATTAGTCCAGCAGGGTCATGTATGCTTCGGGGTTCTTGTTGGCAAACCAGGACAGCCCATTGCGTACACCGTTATAGTCGCCCATCAGCTCGCAGCCTTTGAGATAATCATACACCGCCAGCTCTTCCGGAGTCAGCACACAGGTTTCACCCGAAAACGGATTCTGAACTTCAGCAGGCTCAGCGTCCATGATAGTGATGCCAGGGAAAAGATCAAAAATTGTTTTGGACATGTTGCTCTCCTTATTAATCTTTTATTAAATTTGCCGGTGTTAAACGATCAGCATGTACCCAAGTGAACCATCCTAGACCCAGGGCACCAACCTTTACATACTGTAGGCGTTTACGCAACACTTCGCCTACTAGAACACCGTGTTCACGATTCTTAAATATCACATATTCGCCTTTAGTCCAGACTTTCATGTTGCTCCTTGTTATCAATATGCCATTATTATAGCATTGGCGTGAATTTTGATCAACGGTTACTTGATCAGGGCATATGGAGCATTCCATTTTCCAATGTTGACACTGATATAATGCGAGCAGTGAAAATAATCGGTCTGTGCATCCGAATGGTCAAAGTAATCTGGTCCGTACATGGCTGGAATAACTTCGCTCAGAAAGTCTTTGGCACGGCCAGTAAAGTGTTCGTGATACCAGTAGGGATTGACCTGGGCACGATTGTCACCAAAATCAATATCGCCTTGCTTGATATTCAGCACCAGGGTGCTGTGATTGCGAACAGCCAAGCTGGCTTTGACATTGTATTTTTTGCAAATGGCCTTGATAGTGGGTGCCAGTTTTGCTTTCATCTCTTGGGAAACGTATGCCATTTGTCGCGCTCCTTATCAGTTACTGTACCAATATTGTAGCAAAAAGACGAATTTTGGTCAACCAAAACAATGTTGCTGATCAGCTATGGTGATTGTCGTCATCGGTAAAGGCAAAGTAGCCCCAGATCGCAATCATTACACAAATCAAAACAAACCAGATCATGTCGTGTCCTTAGGTTAGCAATTTAACAATTAAACCTGTTGTATAAATTGCAAGAAGTGTTGCATTTATTGTAATAAGACTCCACTCGCGCCATTTTATGGCCACAATCAGCCACAAAAAAGCACCTACATTCAGCAGGGCCGGGCCCAGTGGGTAGATGTTAACACTAGTGCAAATCGCGCCCACAATTGTTACAAAAGTTGCAAGCCACTTTAGGTAAAATACAAAGTCTTTTTTCATGCTCACAGTATAGCATGATTGGCCATTTAGGTCAACTGGCGTTGATTTGGCTGCGTGATGTGGGATAGTTGTCCAGCAGGCCAGTGGCCACTGTGGGATCAACAAAGTCATTGCCGGCGGTGCTCTCACCTGGAATCTGTGTTTGCGGTCTGCCCGAAATGGTGCCTGCATCCAACTCGGCTTGATTGCTGGCTTCGCGCAGACTACCCACCAAGGCCTGACCGCCTTCGGTGACTGTGTCGGCTATGCTTTCCAGATACTGATAGGCACCGCCTGTGACTGTGTCTCGAGCGTATTCAGGAATGGCCTGCACAAAACTGTATATGCTGGTTTGGCTGGGTACAAGGTCGTTGGGAGTGAGACCGGCTCTGAATATAAGAGATTCAAGAGAAATCATGCGAGCAAGAATGTTGTCCCAGGCAGCGTTTGCTGCGGCAGATTCTGCGGGATAAGCAGCGACGATAGCATCTACTTCAGTTGGCACCAGACTTGCCAAGGTTTGGATAGCTAGATCAGCGGCACTGTCAGGATAGCTGGCGGTGAATACCCCAGCTCCCAATCCTGCTGGCACTGTGATAGGACCAACAGCTTGATTACCGTATACGCCATTGGCAACATTCAACATGCGAGTGTATATCTCTGTGAGATTGGTTATGGCTGCGCCAGCAGCAGTGACTATGGTGTTGATGGCAGTGTTGACTGTGGCTAGATTTGAAGCTACCACGGTGTCATTCACAGCCAGTCCCATGAAGTCAAAATAGGTAAGAGAACCATATTGTCCAGTGCCAGTGGCAATTTGATTTTGCACAATGGTATTGACATTGGCACTGACTGGTGTGGTCTGACTCTCAATCAAACCAAGACCCTGCATGGTCTGTAGACCACCCAATTCTATTGGTTGCCAGTAGTTGGTGTCGTTGATGTCAGTGCCTGCAGGCACAGTGGTTTGGCTTTGATAGTAATTGGGTACTGAAGCCGTGGGCACAGCCACCACAGTGTTAGGCAAGTATTCTTGAGCACTGTTCCAGTTGTTGTTTACAAAGTTAGACACAGCCTCGGCCAGTTCAGGCCAAGTGGTATTTGCAATACCAGGAATGTTTTGTAATGAAACTTGCAAGGCCTTGTTGGCAGTGGCAATGCCCTGAGGTATAACTTTGCCTAATTCATCGCAACCACTCAGCGATGGTAGATATGAATCTACCACAGGTTGGATGCTGCTGTTTACATTGCCAGCAGTGTCAAAAATAAAAAGATTACCGTTAGGGCTGCGGGTCAGCAGTGTGTCATAGCTCAATGGAAACATCTTGACCGGATCCAACAACTGATCTAGGCTGGTGATGTTGGGTGTGGTAACTCCCAAGATCTGCAGAATCTGTGTGAGATCATCACCACGTATGGTGGTCATGGCCTGGTAGGCTAGTTTCTGTATTCTATCAAAATCATTGTCCAGCAGACCGTCTTGGTTGAAAAGACTCACACGATTGTCAGTCACAAGATCTCGTATGTCAGTCAAGTCAGCACCGGCCTGAACCATGGCCGATTCCAGCGCCGGAGTTGTGGATCCTTGCAGGCCGGCCACGGCACTGATCTGCTGTATTACTCCAGCCGGAGTGCCATATAGGTCTAGATTGGCTGTGTTTACCAAATTACCTTGGCGAGCAAGATCATAGCCAAAGCGATCAAACACCGGATTGACATCACTGATGTTGGCAGTGGTCAATGCATCCATGCTGCTAAATGTTGGTCCAAGATAGGTGTTGGCATTTTCATTGGCAAACACCACCTGATTGGTGCTGGCGACAAATCCACTGACCACAGCAAATATCTGTGCAAACAAACTGTAATCAGGGGTTTGGCTGGGATAAGGACCTAGACCGCGATAGTAGCCTGTGAGTTGATTGATGTAGTCAACCAGCAACGGCGCCTGGCCGTAATAGGTTGTCAGAATACTGTTTGGTCCGTCTGGGCTACCGGTAAGCCAACGTCCGGTGCCGCCGCTGTCTGACAAAAATCTCAACACACCAATGGTATTGGAACTTATCCAGGCACCCGGTGTAGAAAGACCCACAGCGATTGTGTCGGCCAGTGCTGATGTGAAATTGGCAAGATAATTGTTCAGGGCAGTTTCAAGTGCGGTGTTGGCCATTTTCAGCCCGGAGCTGTCAATCATGTTGGCAGCCAAGGTCAGCTGCAACGGCGTGTATGAACTGGTGGCCATTAGTTTACTCGTACATTGGGACTGCCGCCAGATCTGGCATGACCGCAACTGTCGCTGTCGCCGGTGCGTGTGACCGGTATGTTGCCTGCTCGCACATTGGGACTGGCCACAGACACTCGTGCTGAACAATGTGCTCCACATCTGCGACGCCCGCAGCAGGGATGAGGTGTGACAGGATTGCCCTTGACAGCAATGGGACGATTGTTTACTCGCACCGAAGATACACCACCGGTAACTACTCCACCGGCTGAATCGGCATCTCCCACTCGCTGTGCTGCTGGCATATTATCCCAAGATCAGTTTCTTTTCAGGCACTGTGATACCTGTGGTGGCCTGTACATATTTCATGCGTACTTCTTCGTCGGTGATGACAAACAGGCTCACGCTGTTGATATTTAGTGATGCATTTTCGTGGCGATCGCCTGTGAACAAACTGGGCACCAGGCCAATGCCCTGTGGTCCCGGAGCCACACTCACAGGTTCGTTGAGTTGCACTGAGTATTCGTTCTGTGATTCCACCTTGGCAATGAGTTCCTCACCACTGTTGAGTTTGAAGGTATAGACTTTGCCAATTTCAAGAGCCAATTTCATGAGTTTCCTTTGAGAAGTTTTTGTCGTAGTTCCTGAAATCCACCCACATGGCTGTCATCCAGAAAGATCTGTGGCAGAGTCCGCGCTGTGGGCACTGCTTCTAGTAATTGTTGTTTTGTCCAATCCTGTGAGATATTGCGTTCTTCGTATTCTATACCTCGGCTCTCCAGAAGAGCCTTGGCCTGGACGCAGAATGGACATGCGTCCTTGGACCACACTATTGCTTTCATTGTTTCCTCTATTATAGATCTGGTAGTGCATCGTAGTCAAGGCTGTCGCTCATGACTCCGATAACATAGTTAGTTGATTCGCTTTCCTGCAGCGCAGTTTGTTTCTTGTGTGTGTCTACGTGCTTGTTGAACCAAGGAATGGGAGTGGTTCTTGGTGCCGGATTCCAGTACTTGATACCAATTTCTTTCAAGGCGTTGACTGCGGTATAGTCCACAAAGTCTTTGAGGATGGCCGCATTGAGACCAATCACCGGACCACGAGAGAACAGATAGTCGGCCCAGGCTTTTTCTTCTTGTATGACATCTGCATAAATGGTCATAACTTCGGCTTCACATGCAATCTTGGCCTGTGCAAATCTTGGATCTTCTTTCACAACCTGATTGATGATCCAACCAGTCCAATCACGATGCAAGATTTCATCTTGTAGGATCAAGCTGATGATGTTGCCATTGCCAATAAAGATCTTGTTTTCTACCATGGCCAAGCTTGTGGCAAAGCTCACCATGAAGCGGAACGCTTCCAGGGCATAGCTGGCGTGTAGGGCCAGGTAAATGGCCTGCACATGATCCTGTTCGTCCACGGATTTGCCAACTTCTTTCTGGCAATTGATTTCGTGCAACTTGTCGTAATACTTGCCAACACTTGATGCCATGTCAACAATTTCCTGTGTGTCGTGGATGGTATTAAACACTTCCTTGGGCACATTGTAGATGTTGCGAATGATGTGGCTGTAGCTACGACTGTGAATGTTGGTTTCAAAGAATGTCCAATTGTAGACCAAGGCTTCAAGTTCGGGCAGACTCACAACCGGAGTAAAGATTTGACTTGGGCCGCGACCCTGCAGACTGTCCAGTGCTGTTTGACGCAACAGGTTGCTGGTAAAGATATGACGCACAGTTTCCGACGCATCCTTGAAGTCAGCAGAGTCTTTGGTGAGATTGATTTCCTCAGGCACCCAAAAGAATCCACGAGCTTCCTGTTCAAACTTCACTATCTTGTTGTATTTGACTTCTTCAAATCGTTGGATGGTTACAGGACCGGCCGGATCCAAAAACATCTTGCGGCTGAGATAATCGGTGCGATTGCGTAGGTTGTATTGTGCTTGACTCATGATATTTTTTAATTGTAATTGTACAGCAAACCGCCATCAGTTGTGCGGTGAGTTATTCCGATTGTGGCATGTGGGCGCACTGCCATTACAGCACACACAGCCGGTCCCCAGTGTCCTAGATCCAGTGTGAGTCGATGTTTACCTTGTGCCATGCCCATTCTGGGAACCAGTAACACAGTTTGTTGTCTAAACTGTTGAGTATCCAATTCCAAACACAAACTGTCGGCGTTCCAGTCTATGGGCTGAACCCTGGTACCATCTGCGTCCTGAGTAGTCACAGCTTGCATGCCTCACAATCTTCGTCCAACATGGGTTCCAACGCCAAGGGTGTTTCCTGGGTGTCTACCTGTTTCACGCCCTGTTTGTTGATCAGGCTGTAGTAAAAAGTTTTTAATCCCCAACGATGTGCCTGCATGAGATTGGCAGCAATCAATGTGGTTGGAACTTTACGCTCCGGAAAATGTGCTGGATTGTAAAACGTGTTGGTGCTGATGCTTTGGTCCACATAGGCTGCCAACACCGCTGCGGTCTTGATATAACCTATGCAGTCAGTCTGTTCCCACATCAACTGATAACGATTACGCAGTCGCTGATATTCAGGAACCACTTGTGTGAATGATCCGGCCTTGCTTTCTTTCACTGTGATCAAGCTCATGGGCATTTCAATGCCATTGGTTGAATTGATCACCACTGAACTGGATTCCACAGGTGCAATGGCCATCAAGGTAGCATTGCGTACACCATGTTGTTTCATGTTGGCACGCAGAGTTTCCCAGTCCAGTTCTGGCACAAAGTCTGTGAGTTCATTCACGGCCTGCGCTCTACGCTCCCAGGGAAACACGCCACGACCATACCAGGTGTGATCACTGTCTCGGCAGCGTCCACGTTCCTTGGCCAGTTCCACTGTGGCTTCGGTGAGGTAGAAGGCCTGATGTTCCATCCAGGTCTTGACCTCGGCCAGGGCGTCGGCTTCACCGTAGTCTAGATCACGCTTGGCATGCCAGTAGGCCAAGTTTGTGACGCCAATGCCTAGTGGCTGGATTTCCTCGTTGCTGAGTTGGCTTTGAATTGATAGGAAATCTTGATAGTCCAGTATGTTGCATAGACTGCGTTGTAAAATTCTACAGGCACGGCGCATGTCTTCAGGATTGCGGAATGCACCCCAGTTGATACTGCCCAGAGTGCAGAGAGCAATACGCCCTTCAGCATCGTCTAGACGCCGGAAAGGACGTGTGGGCAACAGAATTTCGCAGCAGAGATTGCTTTGATAGATTGTGTGATATTCAGGATCAAACGGACCTTGATTGATCACGTTGTCAATGAACACTAAGTAGATGCGTCCGGTGTCGGTGCGTTCTTTGAGAATGCCTGACTTGAATACTTCTTCGGCGCTGATGACTTTCTTTCTTAGGTCTCGACGCTTTTCGTATTTTACGTAAAGTTCCTCGAATAAGGCAGTGTCTTTATAGAAGGCTTCATAGAGGTCAGGTACTTCATTGGGGTCGAAGAACGTAATGTTTTCCTTGTTCTTAAAGCGACGCCAGAAGAATGCAGATAGCACGACACCATAATCCATGTGTCGTACCCGGGTCTCTTCGGTGCCTTGATTGTTCTTGAGAACAATGAGGTCATCAAATTGATGATGCCATATGGGATAAAAAACCGTAGCCGAAGCATTTCTTATTCCTCCTTGACTGCAACTGCGCAGGTCACCAAACCACTTCTTCAAGAATGGAATCATGCCTGTGTGCATGATTTCGCCACCGCGAATGGGCGAACCCAGGGGACGTAGACGACCAATCTCCAGGCCAATGCCAGCTCGCTTGCTGGCATACTTGGCCATCATTTCACCGCTAGCGAATATACTATCCAGGTCATCATCAGACCTAATAAGAACGCAAGAACTAAATTGTTTAGTCGGAGTGCCAAGACCAGCAAGCACAGGAGTAGCAAGAGTGAAAAGCCCATCACTAGCAGCATTGTAATATTCCTTGATGTATTTCATGCGAGCCGTGTTTGGCTCTTCGCGGTGAAACACTGTGGCAGCGGCAATCATGTAGCGTACCTGGGGTGTTTCAAATATTTCCTTGGTGCTGCGATTGCGCACAAGATATTTTTCAATCAGCTGTTCAATGGCAGCATAGCTGTACTGCTCGTCGCGCGAATGATCAATGATGTCATTCATGCGGTTCCAGTCTTCTTCGCTGTACCACTCCAGGAGCTCGGGTGTATAAAGACCAACCTCCACATTTCGCTTGACAATAGCGTAGAGGTGAGGAGGCTGATATGAACCATAAACATCCTTTCTCAACATGGAAAGACGCTGTTTGCCAGCCACGTGTTGATAATTGACGTGTCCAACTTCGGGGTTGGCTTCTACATCAATCAAGTCAACGATGGCTCGCAACGTGATGCCATCAATTTCTCGAGTGCTGATGCCATCATAAAAATGCATTTGAGCCTTGATTTCGATCATGCTCTGACTTACGTCTGATGTGCCTTGACACACCTTGGCAATTTGATTTTGCCATTTTTCTAGTGACAATGGCTCACGGGCACCATTGCGTTTGACAACACTGATAGTTTTCATTGGTTTTTATTTTATTTTAGTTGGGCTAGGATTTGGTGTTGCGACACCGATCGTCGCGGCTGAATTGGCCCTAGGTTGATATTTACAATAGAACTCTGGTCCCAATTCAATATATATTTCTCTTGATGGGCCAGGACTAAATTGTATTCTCCGTTGTCAATCAAACAACTGTCTTCAAGATCTTCACGTTCTAGCATGGCTATAGTGTACATGATTCCTAGCCCGCGAGCAACATCACAGAACACATTGTCACTCAATAATTGCCAAGGGTCTGGCCAGGTCTGTTTATCATCCCAGTGTAGGTAATAGGCGCACCAAGGAGATTGAAACCACCAGGCATTGATGGCTTCTAGCGCAGATTTGGTGTCAAGATCTTGACAGCGATGGCGAAGAGTAGACCAAGACTGCAATCTCAGTGCAAAGGTATTGGGCCACATTTAGTAGAGATAGCTAATACTGTACTTTATTTGACCATCACCACTGCCGTTGGCAGTGTAGTTTATTGAAATTTCGGGATCCACTATGCTACCGTTGTGAGCAGCTTCCAAGGTCACAGCAGCATTGCCGTTGTCCACATAGTCATCAACCCAGCTGAAACCCGTGCCCGGTGTGCCGGACTGTCCTGTCGCCACAGTCATGCGACCGGTGCGAACTTTGTCACTACGTATGATTGTGTATTCAAACAAAAAAGCCTGTATTTCGCCCCCGACCACGGCCAAGGTGTTGAATGCGCTGTCGTCATTGATGATATCAGCAATGCCGGCCACTCGTTTGTAGGCACCTAATTCAATGACATTTCTGCGAGTGTTGTCTACCGCATTGTTTTGATAAAGTTCTACAAATCTTTGATTAGCGCCCAAGACCACAGCATCTGTGGCATTGGTTTCAATTCTAGGAAAAAGGTCAGCAGCAGTGGCACCGCGCTCAAACATGTCGCCCACACTGACATTCTGATTGGCATCAAGATTGATGATTTCATGTTGAGGAAAGGCATCACCTAGAAATCCGTTGCCTACATCATAAAACGTGTTGTAGGCACTGATATTTCTCGACACACCGTCAAACACGATGCCTTGGGCTGCAACTTCGTCAAACAAACACTGCACCACTCTAGTTCCTGTGGG